GTTGGTAAGCAAGCAGACGCTGGCTTTATCCTTACCGGAGGCTTTTAATGCCTGATTTTGGATTTGTTGGGGCAGCTTACGAGGCACCCTCTATTTACCAAAATGCGCAGGAATGCATCAACTTTTACCCAGAAATTGACCCAACTAAGACCCAAGGTGAGCGCGGCATTATGGCGCTCTATCCAACGCCAGGCCTTGAAACGGTCGCTATTTTGCCTAATCAGGAAGAAGTGCGAGGCATTAGAACCTTGTCGGGCGGCACACAAGTATTAGTTGTATGCGGTGATTTTGCTTACATTATGGAAGATGACTATACGCCCGTTATGGTGGGTCAACTCAACACCTCAAGCGGATTGGTGGGTATTGCAGATAACGGCGTTAATGCCTATATTGTTGATGATGCCTTTCGGTATACCTTGTTTATTTCTGCGCCAACAAGTGCTATTTTTACAGGGTCTATCGCAACGACAACCTTAACTGTTACCGCAGTGTTAAGCGGAACCATCGCTGTAGGCCAAGCCATCTTTGGTCAAGGGATTGCACAGAACACGGTGATTACAGCCTTTGTTTCAGGAACTGGTGGAACGGGAACCTACACCGTTAGTAACTCGCAAACTGTTACCTCAACATCAATAAACGCAGTTGCGTCACCGGCAAGAGTAACTGGCTCTATCTCAACAACAACCTTGACCGTTACCGCAGTAACTAGCGGAACTTTACGAATAGGCCAAACCATTGAGGGTACTGGGGTAACCGATGGAACTATTATTAAGGCTTTTGGAACAGGGTCAGGTGGAGTTGGAACTTACACAGTCAGCGCATCGCAGACAGTCAGCAGCACGACTATATTTGCCTTAAATTGGACTATCTTGCCTGCAACCGATGGGCCATTTCAAGGTGGTGGAACAGTCGATATTACCGACAATTTCTTTATTTACAATAAACCAGACTCGCAGCTATTTGCAGCTACAGACTTACTTAGCCCTATTACAGACCCACTATCCTTTTCTAGTAAAGACGGGTCACCCGATGACTTAGTTTCTGTCATTGTGGATCGCCGAGAATTATATTTATTAGGCGAGATGTCCTCCGAAGTCTGGATTAATTCGGGCGCGGTGCCGTTTCCCTTTACTCGGATTCCTGGCACATCCACCCAACAAGGTATTGCAGCGCAATATTCCATGTCTCGGATGGGCAACTCCTTTGCGTATGTCTCAAAGAACAATCGCGGCGAGGCCATGGTTGTGCGTATGAATGGATATTTTCCTGAGAGAATATCAACCCATGCGGTCGAAACAACCTTAGTTAATCAGAATGTAGCTACTGCTTTAGCATGGACTTACCAGCTAGAGGGCCATGAAGTCTATGTAGTGACCTTTCCCTCAATTGGAGATAACGGTTTAACGTGGGCATATGACAATACCACCGGTTTATGGCATAAGTGGTTGTACCGCAATAACCAAAACGAGTACGAGCGTCATCGCGGTAATTGCTGCGCATTCTTTAACCAGCAGGTCTTGGTTGGGGATTACGAAAATGGCAAAATATACCAATTAAGTCGCAACTTTTATACCGATGATGGCCAGCCTATTAGACGGCTGCGCCGCGCCCCACACATTACAACCGACTTGCAGCGCCAGTATTTCCATGAGTTGCAGATTCAATTCCAGCCTGGCGTTGGATTGTCTACTGGCCAAGGCGAGGACCCACAGGCTATGTTGCGCTGGTCGAGCGATGGCGGCTCAACATGGTCCAATGAAAATTGGGTCAGTATTGGAAAACAAGGTAAATACCTAAATCGTGCCATATGGCGCAGATTAGGCATGGCTCGTGATCGAGTCTTTGAGGTGTCTATTTCAGACCCCGTTAAGGCAGTCATTATTTCTGCAAACTTAAAGGCCGAGGCTGGCGAAAACTAATGACCACACCGCAAAACCAACGGCTGCCAACTAGCCCAGTCATAGATGAGTCTAAGCGCCTAACCCGCGCCTGGCAGCTATTTTTGCTTAATCTCTTAAACTTCTCTAGCGCCACAACGGCTACGGCTGGATCGGCAACCTTACCGGCTAACCCCGTGGGATTTATTGAGGTTACCGTCAACGGTGAGTCTAAAAGAATCCCCTACTACAACCCATGAACCTATCCGAAAATACGATTATTCTGCGTGAGGCAGTTGAGGCCGACTTGCCAATATGTGTGCAATTAAGTGCTGATTTTCATGCTGCATCACCTATGCGTAGGGTTTCAGTTTTTGAGCCAGAGGGTTATAAAGAATTTTTAAGAGGAGCAATTGACAACCCAGACATCTGTATTTTGTTGGCAGAGTTAAATGGAGAGGTGGTTGGAATTACTGCTGGCATCATTTACCCCCTCTATTTTTCGCCCTCCCATAAAGTGTCTCAAGAACTGTTATGGTGGTTAACCCCCTCGGCTAGAGGCTCTGGAGTTGGTAATAAGATGTTTAACCATTTACAATTGTGGTCAAAGGAACGCGGAGCAAAAACTATTTTTATGATTGCTTTGGAAGATGAAAGATCAGCAAAAATGGAAAAGGTTTACTGTCGGGCAGGTTTTGAGCCGATGGAGCGTACATTTATGAAGGGAATCGAATAATGGCTATAGGAACAGGTACCGCAATAGCGATAGGAGCCGGAGCAGGCCTACTAGGCGCTAAGATGAGTGCAGATGCTGCACAATCAGCTGCGCAGACGCAGGCCTCTGCTGCAGACCGTGCGGCTGCACAAGAATTGGCCATGTATGAGCAATCTAGAGCGGATTTAGGGCCATACCGCGAAACAGGTTATAACGCACTTAAAGACATTGAGCGGATAAAGCCGTTTTTAACTTCCCAGTTTGGACCAGACCAATTTGCTCAATATTTAGACCCCAGCATGGCGTTTCGCCAGCGTTTAGGAACTCAGGCAACTGAGCGTTTAGCTAATGTAGGTGGCGGTGCAATTAGCGGTAATACGATGCGCTCCCTAGCTGATTATGGCCAGAACCTAGCATCTACCGAGTACGGCAACGCATTTAACCGTTTTCAGACTGAGCGTGGCAATATCTATAACACTCTGGCTAACATTGCTGGCATGGGACAGGGCGCGGTAAACACTGGCGTGACTGCTGGGCAAAACTTTGCTGCAGGGCAAACCGGACTAACTACTGGTTCAGCAGCAGCATTGGCCGCAGGAAATGTGGGCGCAGCTAACGCATACAGCGGTGCGTTTGGGAATGTGGGAAATATGGCATTTTTATCGTCTCTCATAAGACCGCCACCAGTTACCCCACCACCAATGGGTGGACCACAAACTGGTCAAATAGTAAACCCCGTAGCAGTTGCGTAAGGATCAATCATGGCAATTAATATTAAACCAGACATTTCTTTAAGCGTTAAACCACCGGCAGCGATGAGTTTGCCAGACATAGTCAATTTAGCCCGTGGTGCGCAAGCATATCAACGGGAAAGCGAAATATTCCCAGAGTTAGTACAGCAGGCACAAATCCAAACCCGAACTGCAACAACTGGTGAAAAGTCTGCTGCGTTTACTTTTGATAAAAATTTAAGCGATGGCTTTATGGGAATAGTCGGAGGCTATCGGAATGACCCGCGCGTTGTATCTGGAGATGCAAATCAAGCAATTGACGCATTGACAGAAATAAAAGCTAAAGCAAGAATTCTTGGAATCCCGCCTGCAGTAGTAGAAAAAATTTCAACAACTGCTACGCAAATAGCTATTAATGACCCAAAAAACTTTGCTAGATATATTGACAATGTAATCCAGACTCAGATTGGGCCAACAGGCCAACAGCAACTACAAACACCACAAATTGTAACCTCTGGCGGTCAGTCTGGTATATTCCGCGGCGGTCCTGCAACTGTTACAACACTACCTTTGCCTGGCGCAGCACCCGCGCCCGCTGGCGTGACATCCCAAGACATGACGGCTCCAATTCAAACAAGACCAGTAGCTGCTCCGGCAGCTGGTCCAGCGCCTGTATTTAGTCCAACATCGCAAATGGTGCAACCAGATACAGGCCGATTACCTATTGCTTATCCTGTGCGTCAAGCTGGCGTACCGTATGCAGCATTACCGCAAGAAGATACAGACCGTGCAGCCGGCAGCCAATACCGCAACGGTTTAGTACAGCGGCAATCTGAACTAACAACTGCCCGGCGTAATTTGCAAGAAGTGGTAAAAACTGCTCAAAAACTGCAAGAAGAATCAACATTGCCAGAAACAGGCCCTATGGGTGTAGTTAAAAGAAAATTTGCTGACATTATTGGTGATCCAACTTATAAACAATTATCTAAAGACTTGGCTAATGTGCAGATTTCAAACATCAAAGCCGTTGGTGGTTCATTAGATACAGTTAACGGCCAAGGATTAATTCGTATGGCCAGCGGTGATGAGACTTTCCCACCGGATGTATTGTTAAGTATTGCCCGCCGCGCCGATGCTGATATTACCAATTTAGATATGCAGGCTACTGGATTGCAGCGCCATACCCAACAATTTGGAGATGCTAACTCTAAACGATTCCAACAAATGTGGTCATCTAATGCAGACTCACGCATTTTTGAACTTATGAATGTAATGCGCGATGTAAAAGACCCTAAAAAAGTAAAAGAATTAAGAGATAAATTACTTACTGATATGGATGAAACACAAATTAAAGATTTGTTTAGCAAATACAATAATTTGGTTAAATTAACCAAAACAGGTGATTTGTAATGCAAGATATTGGCCAACTTATTTTAGGTGGCTCAAAACCTCCGCCCCAGCAACAGTCTGGTGATTCTTTTCGTTTTGATAATTTGCAGCGACCACAGGTGCAAATGGCGGTCAAACGGTTTACTGAAATGGGTTATAACCCAGGTCGATTAGAGGAAATATTAACAACGCCTGACAAGTTTAATAATTATCCATTAGAGGTTCGTAAACAATTTTTTGAGTTGTCCTTTGGTGCGCAACCAGTAATGTCTAGGTCAATTACCAATGAACCCGTAACTTCACAAGTTACAGTTCAAGTGGGTGCGGCACAACCAGCTATGCGTCAAGCCGTTGCCGACCCTGTTGGTGACATGATTTTAGGCAAACCAGTTGAAGTTCAAACAACTGAGACCCCAGCGCGTAAGGTAGGCAAAGTTAAAGATATGACCCAAGCCGGCCCATTAACTCAATTTGGCCGTACCGCTGCTAGTTTTTATGATGCAACCATTGGTAGCGTTGTCCCAGGAATTGTGGAACCAGTTACCTATGCTGGAGCCCGCGCTATTGGTAAAACACCAGAACAAGCCAAAGAAATTAGTACGGCAGCTGCTGCGCCATTTGAATCTGGTATGGGCAGAACATTTGGCGTAACAGAAACGCCCGAATATCAAAGCGAGGCAACCCGCCGGTTAGTTAATTTTGTTGGCGAAAACTTCCAAAAGGGCGCTGCGTTTATTGCAGAAAAGACGGGGATGCCAGTCTCCGATGTAGAAAACATGATGGGAACCATTGCAGCTGGTGGAGGCATAAAAGCTGCTCCAGTTGTACAACGAGGTTTAGTCAAAGGCGCAGAAACGGTTGAAACAGCGCTAGGAACCGCAGTACCAAAAGCCCCAGAGGCACCAAGAGTTGAGCCAACTTTAGCCGGAAAACCTAAAGTAACTTATGAGGAGTTTCAGGCTCAATTAAAAGCCAAACAACCTGGCGGTACAGCACAGGTATTGCCGCCATCGCCAAGAATACAGACTTCAACAATGCCTGCCTCAACGCAAACGCAGCCATTCCCAGAGGTTAAGTACGCAACCAAGGGCAAGGTTAACCTAGCAGAACAGGAACAGCGTAAGCAAGTGTTGCAACGAGTTGGGTTAGAAAATGCCCGCGAATCATCTGTTTTAGGTGACGGTTTTGCTGCTGCAAATGAGTTCCAAACTAGTAAAGTAGACGCGCCCGTGGGCCAACTTTACAGAGACACACTAGCTAACGAGCGCGTGGCTTTAGAGAATTTTGGTCAAAGAATTATTGAGCGCACCGGCGGAACCGTTGGTTTAGATGAAACTGCTCTTTATGACCGCGGTACAAGAATTACGCGCCCATTTGATGATTTTAAAGCTGCACTAAATGACCAAATGGATTTGGCTTATATCCAAGCTAAACAAATAGCGGGTACAAAACCAGCTGTTATACCAAGCAATACACAGAAATTTTTAAATACAGATTCCAACTTTACGGTAAACGACAGTTTTATGTCCTTACGGCGCGGTATTGAGTCGCACTTGCGTGAAAATGATTTGCTTGACGCTAGTGGCAAAGTGAAGCCCATGACCGTAGAGCAAGCAGAAAACTTACGCAAATACATTAATTCAAATTGGGACAATACACGGTCTGGAATTATTGGCCGCTTAAAAGACAAAATTGATAATGATGTAACAAAGGTTGCTGGCGAGGATGTTTACAAAAAAGCCAGAGACATTCGTACCAAAATTTCTCGTTTATTAGATGATCCAAAAGGCGTGTCTAAGATTATGGACTTTGATCCACAGTCACCCATGAACCGTGCCGTGCCGTTTGAAAAGATAGCGTCAACCGTAGAGCGCATGGATGTAGATCAACAGCGCCATCTTGTTAAACTGCTAAAGGAAATGCCAGACGAAGTACGGCCCCAGGCAGATGCAGCGATTGCGGAAATTAAGGCACAGTTTGCTAATCGTATTTTGCAAGAAGGCTCTAAAAATAAGGGTCAATGGAATGCCAGCAATGTTACTAAATACCTAAACGACAATAACCGCAAACTTGGCGTTTTAATGGAAGATAAAGAAATTGCCCAGATGGTTAAAGACTTGCATGATGCCGGCCATCTGGTTAAGTATGATGCGTCTTACCCTGGCGCAGCAATACAGGCTCACAATTTAATTCGTTTGGGCGCAATGCCATTGTTGGGTACTTTAGGAACCTCAGTAGGTGGCGCGGTTGGCGGAGCGTTTGGAGGCGTCCCAGGAGCGGGAGTTGGAGCAACTGTTGGCGGTATGTATGGAGCAAAACGAGGCGCTGCAATGGCAGAACAATCCGCAGTAAAACGCGCTCAGAAAAAAATGATTCCACTTAAAGATGTTGGTAAAGGAAAATAAATTATGGCAGTCAATCTATCCCCACTAGGCAATGGATTTCAGTTTTTTGATAACAATGGATTGCCTTTAAACGCAGGGCTACTCTACACTTATCAGGCTGGCTCTGTAACACCACAAACAACATTTACAGACAGCAGTGGATTAATTGCAAACACTAATCCTATTGTCTTAGGGACTGACGGCCGGCCACCAAGTACCATATGGCTTTCAGATGGATTTTTCTATAAATTTGTATTAGAAGATGCCAATAGTGTTGTAATCCAAGACTACGATAATTTGTATGGAATTATTAACGCAGCAGCCCCAGCAGCAACTCCCATACCAGCAGGTGGCATTTTATTATGGTCAGGATCAATTGGATCAATTCCCGCTGGCTATGTTTTGTGCAATGGTAATAACAGTACGCCGGATTTAAGAGATAGATTTATTGTTGGTGCTGGGTCTACCTATGCGGTAGATGCTACTGGTGGATCGGCTGATTCGGTTTTACCAACCCATACTCACACCGCAACTGTAACGGACCCACAACATACGCATGGAGGTGCAGGTGTTGCGTTTGGGGCAGGTTCAAGTATTCAAGCGCCAGGCGGTGGCTTTGCAAGCCCAGGCGCATTACCATCTGCATCAACTGGAATTACAGTAACCAACGCCTCTGCAGGCGTAAGTCCAACGGGTGGAAATCTGCCTCCGTACTATGCTCTTTGCTACATTATGAAAACCTAATATGGAATGGCAAACGATTATTAACATTGGCCTTGGATGCGTTGTTGCATCCATTGGCTGGTTTGCTAGAGAAATTTGGGACTCTGTCAAAGAATTGCGCAGAGACATCCATCAAATTGAAAAAGACCTGCCAGAAATCTATGTGCGCAGGGATGACCTAAAAGAAGTGCGAGTTGAGATGGCTGCACGATTTGACAAGTTAGAAAGCATCATGGCATCGTTTTTTGACCGATTGGCAGATAAGGCCGATAAGTAATGGATGTGCCATATAACAATGGCAAAATTAAAATAGGTTGCGCATATTACCTAAACCCGTTAAGGCCAAAATACATAGAATATGACGAAGATATGTTGGAATTGCAGAGTTACCTAATTCACGACCCGCGGATACTAAACCAAAAGTATTGGGAAAAACGAATTTATGTTGCCATTCTTTTGTTTGTATTAACAATTATGTTAATGGCCCACTAATGTTAATGACCATACTCAATATTTTTGCTCTGTTTATTGCCGTTTTTGCGGTAGTTATATTTACGGTAATGTTTGCATTTTTTTTATTTATTATGTTTGCGTGTGTTTGCATTGGCTGGAAAGAAATCAACTCTATGCCAATCGCTGAGATTTGGCAAAGAATCAAAAAATGATCCTTTATGTCAGACCCTTTTGGAATTGTCGATGGTGCTAAACAGGTTACCAAAACACTCAATGAGTCTGTAAAAGCCAGCGAGGAGTTAAGTAAAGCAATTGACGGGGTACTAGCGGTAGCGGATAAGGCAGCAAAAGAAAGAGCAGCATCAAGAAAGAACTCAAGGGTTGTTAACGCTGACACCACCACCATTATTGAGGCGGTGGATGAGTTTCAAAGGTTGATGTTAGCCAAGGAATCCGAAGAAAAGATAAAACACGAAATTACTAAGAAGTATGGCAGTCACGCTTGGGAAGAAATACAGGGTATTAAAGCCAGGAAACAATGGGAAGAAAAGCGTGATAAGTATTTAGAGCAAAATGATAGACGTGTTATGAAAAGCGTTATGGCTCTGTGCTATATGTTTGCGACTTGGGTAGCTTATGAATGTACTTGGGGACGGTGGAAATGATTGATACTTTATTAGGAATACTCAAAGGGGTTGCGCCAGTATTAGCAACTGCGGTTGCCGGCCCAGCTGGTGGCGCTGCCGTAGGTTGGATAGCATCCAAGCTAGGTATTGATGATGACACCATTGAGGGCGTTACCAAGGCGCTTACCGGTAACCCTGAGATGGCCTTAAAACTTAAAGAACTTGAGTTAGAGTACGCTAAATTAGAGGTCGCTGACCGTGATTCTGCCCGTCAAGCCTATGCCGCTGTAGCAACATCTGCAAATGCAACCAAGTTAGATAAAATGGTTGTTCCAATTCTTGCGCTGGGCGTGGTTGGTCTAGCCTTTGTATTAATTGGAGTATTGATGTTTGTAGACACTCCTGACGATCAACAGCAATTGGTTATTTTTGCGCTTGGGTTTATAACCTCGGCAGCCGGTCAAGTCCTATCGTTTTACTTTGGGTCTAGCCAGGGCAGTAAAAACAAAACCGAAGAAATGAAAGGCATGGTTAAAAAATGATTACTCCACTTAGCCTACATTTTAGCCTGGAAGAACTGACAACTACCGACCACCGGCAGTTTGACAATACGCCAAACACCGATGAATTGGCCAACCTAAACCGCCTGGCTAAGTTCTTAGAGCAGGTTAAAGAAGTGTTGGGCGGCAAGCCGATTATGGTTAACTCTGCCTTTAGGTCAGAAGCCGTGAACAATGCCGTTGGAAGTCGTAACACCTCACAACATCGGATTGGTTGCGCTGCTGACATTCGGGTGCCAGGCATGACCCCAGATGAAGTAGTCAAAGCGGTAATCGCCTCTGGTATTGGCTACGATCAGCTCATTCGAGAATTTGATCGGTGGACCCATCTCTCAGTGCCTAATAACCCAGAGGATAAACCCAGGCAGCAGGCATTGATTATTGATCGCAGCGGCACTCGGCCATACGCGTGATATACTAAACCTCAGTTTCTTTCGACTCCTTTGTCGTTTCCGGCCCTACCTCTTTGGTGGGGCTCTTTTTTTCGTAGATTATGGCATCTGTAAACCCCTCACGGTACGCATCGTGAACGGCCTCCAGGTGCCATAAAACTAACAAAACCGCTCCTACAATCAGTAAAGCGGGGCGCATGAGACATCCACCACAATATCGCGGGTCATGCCACCAACTTTGCGTTTAGCGTAAATTAATATCGCTCTGGTCTTAGCAACCTGGCAATCCTGAATGGCGGTAACCACCTCAAGACGGCTCATAGAGTGAACCTTATCGTCCACGATCAGCAGCTGCTCTGGCATAGCGTTTTTATCTGGCGTACTGCTGCAGCCACTTAAAATTAATAAACAAACTCCAATTGTGATTATTTTCATTTTTCTCTCCTAGAATGGGCTGTCATCGTTGATGTCACCAGCATATGACCGTGAAGGGTATTTTTGAGCGATTTGAGGCGTTTGTGGCTGCGAGTCGGGCTTTGCCCCAGCAAACTCTAATTCGCCTACCCTAGCCCTAAAAGTCACGCCCTCGCTGCCGTCCTTTCGTTTATAAGTTTCTACATGGGGCTCGGTCATGCTGACAAACAAAAGTTGACCTTTAGTCAAGTAAGGCTTTAACTTCTCGCACCTTTCTCCCCACATGGTCCCGTTGACCCATTGGGTTGGCTGCTTACCATCAACCTTACGGCCGTAATTAAAGGCCAAGGATAAATCCATAATGGCCTTACCATCAGGCGTAAAGCGTAACTCTGGGTCATTGCCCAGGCGGGCTAATCCGATCATCAACATTAAAAACTCCCTTTATCAAAGTAATTTGACTCGTCATTAAAAAACTCAAATAGTGCATCGCACTCGGCTAAGAACTTCTCGGCGGCGGCCTCCATCTCGGTCAACTCCTCTGGGGTTGGGATGTATTTCTTGATAAATAGGTCTTTCCCCTCACCCATGCGCGGGTCGTAGGACACAAACCAAACATTCTTACCGGTGCAAGCTGACTGCAGCAACATCTGTGGCTTGTACTCCGGTGGAATAACTTGGTTGGCTACATACTTCATATGTGTCTTGGTTTTCGGGCATTTGACCTCTATCAAGCAGCCATCGGACACATAACCGTCAGGACTTACTCCGCAATGAAAAATGCTTGGATGATCAACAAAACCAACATCTTTGACCATAAGACCGGTGATGTTCTCAAAGGCCTCTTTAGCGGCGCACTCCTGGTCAACTCCCCATTGCATATCTGCGGTCATGTACTTATCTGCAAAGGTGTTAGTAATGCGCTCGGCCACCACCTCGTAGCGCAGAGACTCCCGCTCACTAGACTCTTTGCCAGACTTAAGAAAGTTCATGGCTGCAGCCATTCTGGAACCGGTTAACTTACCAAGGCGGTCATTCCACCAGTTGCCGTCTTGTTGAAATGGATTGGGTTCACGCATTTTGATCTCCTTTTAATTTCTCGTTATGCTTGGCTGCAAACTCACGCACTAATTCGCGCTCCTCTGGTAACAGGGTTTTCCAAATGGCCTTGATTTGATCAGAGTTG